GATACCTATCTTTAATGCCGACTATCCATTGATCAAATCTTTACCAGGAAAACGAGCAGCCATTTGATCTTTGTTCTGTTGTTCTTGAACGGAAACTGTTCTTACAGAATTAGCAGCCGCCAACCAAGCAAGTAATTCATTGATTTTTTCATTCGGCACCTGGTATTCTCCGTAATTTTGAATAAGTATTTTAGTCATGATTTCATAGATTATGATACTTTCTAAATAAATCAATGGATGATGTAGATGAAATAGTAAAAGAGTTAAGGGATATCGATCCCGATAGTGCCGTAACCACAGCCCCTCCGGTTTCGGCTGAATTAGCTACCGATGAAACGTTGGCAGATTTTGTATACGAAAAATCTTCTGAATTAATCGATGCTAGTCTTAAAGCAGTAATATCCATTAAGGATGCCGTGGTCCATGGTACTGATCCAAAAGAAATTGCTGCTTTAGCATCTCTTATCAATGCTACCACTAAAACCATTGAAACACTCAACAATATCAATATCCAAAATCGTCAAGCTAAAATTGACAAAGAACTTAAAGCTTTGGATATGGCGGGACGTTCTAAATTAATGGACAAACTTCCTGCTAATAACACCAATGTAGTTATTGCTACCCGAGAAGAAATCCTTAAAGAAGTCCTTGGTGAACAAATCAATACTAAACGACGTTCCAAAGACCAAATTCCCAAAGAACCAGATGATATTGAGATATCTCCATCTTCGGAGATTATTAATGATTAGCGTTTGGTAAAATCTGCAAAGGTCTTTAACAAAAACCAATCCTTTATTAATTTTCCATCACTATTGTTATAGTGTAAATCTGTAAATAAAAGAGGATAGTTAAAAAACGTCTTATTTCCTGCATATTTTTTTGCTGTGCCTTTTTTAGTATATGCTAACGTAATGTGCGGCTGAAAATCATCATAACTATTAGTATATTCTACTGAATTTCTTATAGCTTTGTTTAACTTGTGTAATACCGGAGATTCAATATCAAATTTTACTACGTCCTGTTCGTCTCCTTCGAAAATTCCTACTTTTTTAATAGTAGCTTCTATGGGATGTTTAATGTGTTTATCAATAATCTCAGTTAATGCTTTAGCTTTAACTGTTTTATGCAGTCCATACAATACTGTAATGTGTGGAGTATCTTCCCATTCCAAAACATCTCGCTTGCTGATTAATTCTTGAGCAAATTCCATTATTTTTTTGCTTACTTGATCATTACACATTGCCATAAGGCAATTATAGGAATATTGGGACTCTTCTATTAGCATATCTTTATATTTTCTTCCAGTCTATAATAACAGGCAACAAATAATTGGGGTTACTGGTTTCAAATAACACCCAACTTATCCTATCACTTAAATAGCGAGTTTTCACTATTTTAACAGTATCGAAGAAGCCCTCACCTAAATCTAAAAGACTTGGATACTGGAGTTGGATTGTAAAGGAATATATAAGAGGAGTCGAAGTATTGATCTTATAAGCACTCACTCTTAAATTGTAAGAAGTAATAAAATTAGGGAAATCATCAGGGTTTAATTCGTATTGTTTAGTTACGGCTATTTTAGATGGATTGGTTAAAATGGGATTATTAAAATCTAAGATAACTTGTTGAGTTGTATTATCCCCAAAATCATAATCCATTTTATAAACACTATCAAGTGTTTGATTGGGTATAATGTTTATTTCTACAGGAGCTAACTGAGTTACTGTAGAAGATACTGAAGTTAATGGTAATGTGTAAGAAAACATATTAAGCTGGTGTAAAATCTAATCGAACCTCATAAAAACACCCACAATGAAAAAGTTCATCATTAGTAGTAAAATTTATTCTAAATTGATAATTAGTATTCGCTAATAATAAATACGGTGAATTAATTGCATAGGATTTTATTACCGGACCGCAAATACATCCCAATCCGCCTCCTGCTGCATGCGCATCGGCTAATAATACGTCATCCAAATAAAATGTAATTAATTCATAATTAGGGGCCTGTAATTCACCGACCCCATCAAAATCCAAACTCATATAAACATCCTGGGTTCCTACAATAATATTAGCAGTGGCAACACCAGTTTGAATATTGGGATTTACACCCCCACATTCACTAGAACAATTAGCAGAATTTTCTACTATATAAGCAATGTTCCTGTTATTGTTAGAAATGGTCCATGGATTTCCATTCAAAGTTCCTGTATAATCTACATCCCAATTTAAATTAAGTATTAAATTTTCTATTACAGGTTCGTCTATAGCTTGTCGAATAACTTGTGTGGATTCATTTGAATCTGCATTGACTAAAGCACAAACACTAAGCTCTGTACTTATAGGAAATATCCCATTATAGACCTTATTGCCTCTTTGATATGATCGGAGAATTTCCACTATAGATACTTACCAAAGACATAAAGTCGTTCTTGGGTTTTGCCGTTACCAAAATGGGACACGTTTTTAATATCCCCGACTACAGAATTTTCTATTAATTGATACCCCAAATTACCAAAACAGTTAATATGGTCAAAATATTTTTCATCAATAACAACACCAAAATATTTCACTGTATGAATTGATGAATTATTTACTACTGAAATCCACCAATTTTTAAAATCCTCTATATCTTGGAATTCCGTATTATTATAAGTTTCAACGTTGTAATAAGGAGGGCAAGTAAAAACAGCATCATAACTTAATGGTGGTGTAAATTGCTCTGCTTTTCTATTAAAAAACGTAGCTTCTATGTTATGCGTTTTTGCGATATTCATCACGCCCATAAAAGTTCTCATATCAAAATCATTGTAAATATAATGCGATGAAGTTCCTAATGTGCCTAATAATCTATGACCCCAACCACCACAAGGGTCATAGATTATTTTAGGATTATATTTTTCGATAAAGTATTTAAACCAAAAAGGAGAGAAATGAGAAAATCCCCTTAACATGCCGCTAATTCTAACCCCTAATAATATCTGTCTCTCTGACAATTGATCTAGACTCTTATTAAGATACTTAATTCGATTTTCATTTAATTTATTCCAATTAATGGGGTCTTGTAATAATAATTTTTCCCTCTCATAAAAATGTGGTTGGTGGGATAAAACCGTTTTATTCCAAAATGGTCTAGTTTCTAATTTGCCGCTGTGATTTCTGATATTATTAATTTCTCGGTTTTGTTCTTCTAAAGAATAAGAAGGATTTAAAATTCTAATATTTGAATGTCTGTTTCTTGTTTGGTTTTTTTGTTTAAACCTAAAAATATCGTCGTTCTTGTATTTGTCATTCTGTTTCTTCTTTTGTAATAAATATTTTTGTTGTTTAGTTATATCAGTCCAGTTGTCTATGGTTTGATTGGATATGATATGATTAAATTTTTTATGAGTATATTCTTTACCATGAATATTATAACACAGTATAACTTGTGATTTAAATTCTGGAGTTATTTGTTTTCTGGGCATAATATTTTGTTGGATTTCTTGATGTTGTCTAAAACAAATAACGGTTGTAGATTAGTATAATGGAAGCATTGATGTACTTGTTTAATATCGGAAAAATCAAAAGAACTGCAAGGAATCTTATGATCGATATGCCATATTGATCCATGATTTTCATCTAACATACCTGGTTGATATTGTTTTCTCAAATGATCTGATAATTCTTCTAATGTGCACCCTATCAAATCTTTAGTATGTAAATTTTCATTCTTTCTAAATGAACGTTTAACATAACTGCATAATTGAATGCGGCACGATTCAAGTATTTTAAATTTAAAATCTATTTGTTTTCTAAATTTAACCCTTTCTTGGTGTTTCTTTTTAATATGCTGTTGATTTCTATATTTTTTTATGCGTTCTTTATTTTCATGTCTCCATTTTTTGATTTTATCTTTCAAGTATCCTTTATTTTGTTTTCTCCATATAAGATCTCCTAAACGGTCGTCTCTTTCTTTGTTGCGTTGTTTGATCAGTTCTTTATTATTAGTGTACCACTTGTGAGCATTTTGAGTTTTATTTTCTTTGGATATTTTGGCACGAGCTTTTCTGTTTCTGTCTCTTTCCTTTTTATTATATTCAGAATCGATCCATCTATGAATGGTATTCTTATGCAATCCATTAAGAGCATACCTATCGAACGTTTCTTGTTTGGTGTGAGTTTTATAAAATTCTTTAATCTCCTGTTTTAATTCATCGGTATATTTTGCCATAAATAAAAAATTTATTTTACTCTTTTATTGAATAATGTCGTTAGGCATTTTTGTTTTAAACACGCCCAACATTACTATATTGTTATGATATAACTTATCATAGCGTATCAATAAATAAACAATTTATTTATTCTTAGATATCAAAACAAAAATAAAGGGCCACATTTCTGTGGCCCTTTATCAATTTTTTGTCTATTGTAACTCGTTGAATTACAAGTAGATTTTTCCTGCATCCGGTTGAAATGCTGTTCCGAGACCGGATACGATGATTACGTGGTAGTAGAGATACGCACCGAAGATGTTATCTACAACTCCATATCGAGTCATCAATCCAACGCGTGGCGCAAAGTCATTTGGGCCAATTGTACGCTGAATCATAACTGGAATATATGGGCAGTAAATAATGCCGGTATCATAATATTCTCCACCTTTATAACCTAACAATGCGTATTCGAGTGCACTTGCACGAGCTCCTGTCTGGAACTGAGCTTCGGTACGAGTATCGCGGTAGACTTGGAATCGTCCACCAACGCTACCAACCTTAGCTACACCTGTTGGCTGGGTTTTAATATTACCCTGCACAGGCATCCAGGAGAATTCTGGCAACATTTCAAGAATTGCGCACACACGAGGTGTTGCAATAATGAAGTTAGCAGATCCGCGACGGTTGCGAATAGCGATTCGGTTTGCTTCAACGATGATCTTAGCATAGAAGTCACGACCTCTTTCACCAAGCCAACGAGCATCAGCAGATGCTGCATACCAGAAGGAATATCCTGGTCCGCGACCTGCATTAAGAGCCACCTGAAGCATACGAATAACCATTTCACGATCGATTTCGGCCTGAATTTCATAGCTCATCGCATTTGTTAATTCATTGTCGATATCAAGACCGTTCATGTTCTTCAAGTCCTGCTCTAATTCAACAGACCAACGAGCTGCGAGACGACGTGTGCCGGCTTCAACTGCTGTCTTACTGAATTCGATTGTTACCTGAGGAATGTTACCAGTCAACTCAAGATCGCTAAGAAGCGCCGCTACACCCTGATCTTCTCCAAGAATGGAGAAAACGTCGTTACCGGTCAAGCTGGATGCTGAAGTACCAGTAAAACGAGTATCAAGATATTGATATCCCATTTCACGGCCATCTGCAGCAGCACGCTGAATGCCGGCACCGTAAGTTGTAGGACCTGGGGATGCGTATCCATCGATACCTGCTCCACCGAGGCTGTCTGCTTCGTAACGATAACGAAGTGCAAAAGCGAGACCAACAGGTCCGCTCATAGGTTGAACACCAACGATTTCATTGGTGATTAATTCCGGGAAAGTACGACGAATCATCGGAATAAGGACTTTTGGCAAACGTGCATCACCAGTTGCATAAGCATCACGTGAAGTGATGTTAGCAGGAGGTGTATATACGCCACCAATAGAAGATCCAGATCCAAATGCCCCACCGTTGCCTGCACTATTGCCGGCTTCAGTAAGACACCATCTTTCCTGGTTTTCCATTAAGATCGCAGTCGTGAGTCGTGAGTGTTCGTCCTCGATAGGTCTGATTTTATCAGAACTATAATCAAGGACTGGAGCCCACTTCTCAAGCAACTGCGAAGCGCGAGCCGTATCAATAAAGGCGGCTGCTGGTTTTATGTTTTCAAACATATATTTTTGTATTATTTTACTTTTACTATTTTCAAAGAAGCGTCATTGCCTCTTTATGTTGCTTTCAAAGCGGTTAGACTTTTTTACCGTCTATTCGCTTCAGTTCTGTCAGATATCCGGAAGTAGGCTCATTACCCGCTTCCTTTTGAGATTCATTGATCACTGTAGGCACCTTCTTAATTTGAAGGGCTACTGAGTTCTTAGAATTGGATTCCAATTCTCTGGACTCGCTTTCAACTTCATCTCGTTCGAACATCTCAACGACAAATTCAAAATTTTCTTCGATGTAATCTGTTTCTTTATCTTCTAAAAGTTTCACAACGAAACTTTTCTTACCGATTGCCATTCCTTTTGTTTTTTGTTCTAACAATAAGGAACTTTCAGACTTACGAAGCTTCTCTTCTATTAAAAGAGTGTTCTTATGCTGTTCATTAAGCTTGCTATTCAACTCTTCTAATTGTTTACGTCCTTCAGCAAGAACCTTTTTGTTGTTCTCTGCTAAGAGATCGTCACCAATGCTTAAAAATTCACGTAACTTGTGAAGCTTGTTAACCGCTAAAGTGTTTTTAACGGCTTCATCTAACTGAGCCTGAGGAATGGCTCGTTCGATATAAAGATCTAAGAAGCTACTAACTTCATTTACCATCTTCTTACTAAAACTGTTTGCCTTTTCACTAATGAGCTTATTATAACGCTTGATAATCAATTTGAGTTTCTCAGCGTGATTCTCATTAAGAGTCTGAATCAAGTGTTCTGCTTTCTTGGCGTGGTCTTTATCTACTGCTTCTAAAACCTTGTTTAGCTTTTCAGCGTGTTCTTCATCTTGTGTCTTGAGTGCAGATTCAACTTGGAGTTGAACTTGTTCAGTTGCTTTAGCATTTACTGCTGTGTCGAAAGCTTCAGCAATCTGTGTAGCATCCTCTTCAGTGATGTTAAGATTAAGGCTTGAAATTAGATCCTTGATATTCATGTTGGTTAAAAGTACTTATTACTTCTTATCCCCACTTTTCGTCTTTTTAGACTTTTTCATTTTAGCGGCGGTTTTTTTGATCTTGTTTTTAACTTTTTCCTTAACGATCTTTTCTAACAATACATTAGCGGGAATATATTGCTTTTCGCAGATGCTAACTATGAAACGGGAAATGTCATCCATACTATTACTTATATCTACTTGGGATCATTTATGAATTCTTCAAAGCATTGATGAATTCAATAATCTTACCTTTAAGGTATTGATCTCTACCACTTTTAGGTATCGAAGAAATGGATTTCTCAAATTTGTCATAGTAAATTTCAAATTCTCCGTGTTCATTTAAAATCCATTGTTTAGATTCTAAAATACCATTTACAAAAGCTGTTGGTACAGAAGGGTCTGCTACAATATCAGTAGCTACTAATCGCAAACCACTTACCCTATTAAAACTGCCTTCAGGAATTAACTGACCTAAAGAACGAGTAGAGACTCCAATCTTAACATTGTCCATGATCAGATTACGAGTAATCTGTCCCATTGGAGTACTTAAAATTTTAGATTTACCTAACCAAATATTACCATGTTGTTTTAATTCAGTAACCATGTGACAAGCACGTTCCAAATTGATATCTGGAGTGGAGGGATGATTTAATTCGCCCAATGCTCGATTGGTATCGATCATTTCTGTATTATATCGAGCTACTTCATTAACGACTTCATCTAACGGATAAATTCGTTTATTCTTGTTAGCTTCATTAGCCATAATAAATGGCCCTTGAATGTAAAGATTTGAAGGTGCGTTTCGATTTTTTTCTTCCACGAGAATCTTTACCTCGTAAGTTGGATCCTCCACTAACAATTTATGAGGTATTAGTTGATTAGACATATCTATGTGTTATTATTTATACTTAGTACGTTTGGTTACAACTTTTATGAAAGCTATCGGTTTATTCGGGTTTTACGGAAAAAATAATTTTGGTGATGAAATCATGCAAAAGGAACTTTGCAATATTATTCACATTGAAAATAAAATGCATTACCAAATAAACCCATACGTTCACATTCCCAAACTAGATGCCTTCGTTGTTGGTGGTGGGGGGATTATAACCCCACACTTTCCTCTTTTTCTGCATGAGGAATTTTTTCAAACCAAAAAACCCGTTTTATTTTTAAATGTTAATCTTACCAATGAATGTGTACATACGGGACTTTTAAATAAAATTTACACACACTTGCCGGAATCTTTTTGGGTTGTAAGGGATGTAGAATCTTTACAACTCTTAGAAAAAACTGGATTTAAAAATATTCGATTTGCTCCTGACATTGCCTTTCTTTATTTTAACCGCATTAACTATAAAGGACTTTGTCCCTCTAAACGCACCATCAATGTGTCATGTAATTACTACGCTTTTCACAAATTCTTTTCTTCTCATATCAGAGAACACCAACAAGTCTATCGTGTGTATGACGAACTTTGTACCTATATTAAATGGTTATCTGATTTTAATTGGGAAACTCGAATAACTCCCATTCAGATCAGTTCAGATGTTGATGATAACATAACAAACGGAGTATTAAAAGGATTTCTAAATCATAGAAAAATATCATATACCCCATCTAACAACGACATTATTTACAACTTAAATATTTGCAGCGGGATCATATCTACTCGATATCATACTACAATTTATGCCTTGGCTAATAAATTACCCTTAGTAGACATCACTCATCATTCTAAAAATAATAACCTTTTAAAAGACAACTACATCGAAGAATGTTCGGTGAATTTTTATAACATAACCCAAGAAAAATTGATTCAAGCTTTGTATTATTCTGAACATTCTACCCAGTATAAAAACGCTTGTCGAAATATTTCTGACGAAGCTATCCGGGAATGGAAGATAATTATTTCTGAAATACACAATATACTACTCTCATGAAAACAGAATACAAATGTCATTGCGGGTATCCGCCTTCCGAATGCTGGTATGATAAATTATCATTTCCTTTATTTGTATTAGCTTCTTGGGTGTTCTTACAAATTCACCTTTTTTTACGCCGATTCAAGAAAAAGTAACATGTCCCTTAAAATCGCTTACGTAAGTGTATATAATACGCAATGCGGTATTGCTACTTACAATAAAAATTTAGTATCGGAATTACAAAAAATTACGGATGTTCATGTGTTTGCCGAGCGCGAAGAAAACACAACATCTAATTCTCTGGTCACTCATTGCTGGGATCGCAATGAACATCCTAAATTTGATCTCATTGATAGTTTAGATGAATATCAACCCGACGTTATTCACTTCTCTCATGAATATGGATTCTTTCCTAAAGCTTACCAATTCACCACTTTACTGAGTTATCTTAAATCTCGAAATTATAAAATCATTACCACATTTCATTCTGTTTACGATCACCTAGATAAAACAGTTCAAGAAATGGCTTCTCCTAATATTATTGTTCATACAGAAGAAGCCAAAAATTGCCTTATTCAAAAAGGAATTAAAAACAACATTCGCATGATTCCTCATGGAACAAATTTCCTTTCTGATAACGAACAAATACTTCCCAAACTTTGGAATACGTGGGGAAACGAACATACTATTTTTCATCCTGGGTTCCTTTTTCATTATAAGGGGCACCTTAAAATGCTGGATGTTATTTATGAACTAAAAAAGAAATATCCTGATGTTCAGTATATTATACAAGGATCCGAAAATCCTCGATGCATGAACGAACATGATCAGGTCTATGATGAAATTATAGACAAAGCCACTAAATTAAACCTTACACATAATATTACTATTAATAGAGGCTTTGTGGGATTAGAGGCTTTGTTGTCTTGCATACGTACAGTTAAATGTTGTGTATTGCCTTATGTGCAACACCCTCAACATGAAGTGCGAGCTACGTCCGGAATTGCTCGTATTATCTTAGGAACTGAAATTCCCCTTATTACTTCCAATGTCCATTTATTCGATGATATTAAACATCTGGTACTTTATAGCAAGTCTGATTCGGAAATTTATCAAAACATTAATAGTGTATTTGAAAATTCCACAGATTTTGAACGCGTTAAAAAAGAACGAGAACATTTCTTAAAAGAAACGTCGTGGGCAAATACTGCTCAACGCATTCTTGAATTGTATCGCAAGATTTAATTACTTTAGGTGTTTATCCGTAATAATGATAAACTTGTAATTGTTCTTTTTTGCCCACTTCATTGCCGCATCCCATTTCGCTATGTTAGTTGCATAAGTTCTTTGTTCGGCTATTAAAGTATTTATTTTTTTACGAGGCGTCTTAACTGGTTGTAATGTTTGTTTATAAGGTTTGACCTCGATTAACAATTTTTTTATAACCTCGTTTTCGCCTTTCAAATGAGCAGCAAAGTCTACGAAATATTTATGTACCCTTCCATCTAAAGGAGAAACATATGGCAAAATAACTCGTTCACTAATCCACTTAATTACCTTAGGATTCTTGTCCAACCAACGACACAATTTTAATTCTAAAGATGACCGATAAATAATAGTACCACTTGTCTTATTTTTATTTATCGGTGTGTAAATACCTTGAACGTATTTACGATTTTTAGTCATCTGATTCGTCGTTATCTGAAATTACGGATTTTAATGTATACTTGGTTAACATATGACCGACAACTGATAAGACCCACCGTTCTACATCGCCGACAAAATCTTCGTATTCTCCTTCCGGAATTATGGTTTTGTATCTTTTTGCATGATCTAAAACCATATTTTTCAATTCTAAATCAGATCCTTGTATAAATCGCGAAGCATCATATGTCGCCTGTCTTAAAATTTTTTGTTTGATTTTAAAGTATTCAGAATTACTAATTCCCTGATGAAGTTCACCATCAGAAGCATGAGGTTCAAACCAATCTACATCATTCTCGCCTTCTTTCAAAACTCGAGAAACTGCTTGCTCTAATAAAACTCGATCTTTATTGTCCATAATGTTTATTTCGCTCTGCTAATACGGATTCCATGTACTTACCAAAAGAAATAGAATCAGTTAAAATGGCTATTGCAGCCTTGGCAATAGCTTTAGATTCTTCTGGGCTAAAATGCTCATCAAAATCCTTACACAATGCCTGAAAGTATGGCGCATTTTCATCAACATGAGTTGGATTAAAACCTGATTTAGAATCAGGTTTTGATTTATCTTCCGTTTTTGCTACTGGATCTTTAACTTCACGTTCTTGTGATTGAGATTCAAATTTATCATCAGAACCCTCATTTTTCTTATCATCAGAAAATTGGTTTTCCAATATAACTCTTGTTGCGATGTCTTCTAATCTCATTTTACGTTCCATATCAATACTTAATCCTTTACATTCAAAAATTTCAAAACATCTTCCGTAGTTTTTCTTACGGCTTCTAAATCTCCTACAAGACCCCAATTAATTTCGCCCGACTCTTCGGGTCTATATTTTTCTTTAATCTTATCTTTGATCAAAAGCAAATTCACCAATACAACTTTACGCAATGCTGCTAATTTACGTAAATATTGTGTGTTGTTGTTTTTTACTGTTCTATTGAATTGCGTATTATTCAATATACCAGCGACAGCTTCTTCCAATATTTTTTTATCATTAACATTCATTATTTTAATTTTCAGCAAATGTCAATGCAAATTTTTCAACGTTATTCCATCTATTAACTAAACCGTTCCAAAAATTGGCTCGATATCCAACATAATGACGTTCGTAATATTCTCGAGCATCGCGAAGCTTGTGTATAAAAGCAGATTGAGAAACATTCCGTTTACTTAAAGATTCTTTGGTAATAGGTCCCACTACTCCGTCAACTGATACACCCAAAGCAATTTGTAAAATTTTAGAAGCACCTTTTTGGCCTCGATTAAAAACTGTATCTCTTAAAAATGCTTGAAAAGCAGGAACCATTGTCCATTTATTTACTACATCAGTATTTCCGGCAATGTATTCCGCTGCTTCTTTTTCTGCTTGATCGTTCTTGCCTTGTTCAATAAGATCTTTTAATCGTTTAGCTTCTGCTGTATCGTACTTCTGATTAATACCAGCTACTTCATACTCGCCACCTCCATCACTAGAAGGAAGTTTATAAACTTGTAATTTACCATTGACA